AGTCACCATCGACGTGGATGACGAGTACACCGGCGCCGTGATCGAGAAAATCACCGGGCCGCGCAAGGGCGAGTTGGCGGAGATGAAACCGGCGGGTGCCGGCAAGACGCGGATCATCGCGCTGGTGCCGTCGCGCGGGCTGATCGGCTATCATGGCGAGTTCCTGACCGATACGCGCGGCACCGGCGTACTGAACCGTGTGTTCCATGCCTGGGAGCCGTACAAGGGCCCGATCGAGGGGCGGCGCGCGGGCGTCCTGATCTCGATGGAAAACGGGGTATCCGTGGCCTATGCGCTGTGGAACCTCGAGGATCGGGGCCGGATGTTCATCGGCGCGCAGGAGCCGATCTACACCGGCATGATCATCGGCGAGCATTCCCGCGAGAACGATCTCGAGGTGAATCCGCTCAAGGGCAAGAAACTGACCAACGTCCGCGCGTCGGGCACCGACGAGGCTGTGCGCCTGACCACGCCGATCACCATGACGCTGGAACAGGCCATCGCCTATATCGACGATGATGAACTGGTCGAGGTGACGCCGAACGCGATCAGGCTGCGCAAACGTTTCCTTGACCCCCATGAACGCAAGCGCCAGTCGCGCGCAGCGGGATAAGGCAGAGTGACGGTATGCGCAAATGGGTCAGGAAATCGATTGCGGAGAGTTTCACCGCGCTTCTGACCGTTTGCGCCATGTCCGTGGCCGGGGCTGTACCGAGCGAGGCCGAACCGATCGCCTGCCCCGATGGCCGGGTCTTCACCGAGAACGCAGGCGATGATGCAGCTCTGATCTGCGCCCTTGCCGCCCGCGCCACGGAACAGCTGGCCAGCTGCAACCTGACCGTCCCCGCGCCCTTGGCCATCACGGTCATTCCGGAACTCGAGGACCGGTGCCTTGGCCTCTATCATTGCGGGGAAGGCCGGGTCGAAATTCTTGCCCCAGGCGCCTATCTGCCGCTGCGCACCGAGAGCGAGGCCTCGGCCTTTGCGACGGTCTCGGAAGAGGCGTTTTTCGAGAGCGTCATCCGGCATGAATTGGCCCATGCGGCGCTCGACAGCATGCCGTGCCCGTTCGAGTCCTGTCTCGCGAGCCAGGAGTACGTCGCCTACACGATGCAGGTGCGCTTCTTGCCCGAAGCCGACCGGATCTCCTTCGAAGCGGCCATCGCGCATGACGGCCGCGTCACCCGCGACATGCTGAGTGCGATCATGGTGATGATGGCGCCGGAGGTCTTCGCGCGCCGCGCGTGGCTGCATCTAAGCGCCCGCGAAGATCCCTGCGACTTCATCGGCCAGATCGCACGCGGCGAGGTACTGCTCGACTTCGAGCACCCTTGAAACGCAAAGAAACGGCGCCTTTCGGCGCCGTTTCTTTGCGAAGTCTCCGGATGTCATGGTGCAGTCCTCAGGTAGCCCCCGATGGGGTGCCTGGGTTCGGCAAGAGGTGATCCATGTTCATGGAGGGTTGATCGCAGCCCGCCTCGCCGACGATCCGCGCGGGCACGCCCGCGACCGTCTTACACGGCGGAACCTCGGCCAGCACGACGGAGCCCGCGGCGATCCGAGAGCAATTGCCGACGCGGATGTTGCCAAGCACCTTGGCCCCCGCTCCGATCAGCACGCCATCGCCGATCTTCGGATGCCGATCTTCGGTTTCCTTGCCAGTACCGCCGAGCGTGACGGAATGCAGCATGGAGACATTGTCACCCACCACTGCGGTTTCACCCACGACGATGGAATGAGCATGGTCGATCATGATGCCCCGGCCTATGCGGGCCGCCGGGTGAATGTCCACGCCGAAAACCTCAGACACCCTCATTTGCACGAAATATGCAAGATCGCGACGTCCCTGGGTCCAGAACCAATGGCCCACGCGATAGGCCTGCACCGCCTGGAAACCCTTGAAGAACAACAAGGGCTGCAAGTAGCGATGGCAGGCCGGATCACGGTCATGTACGGCCATGATATCCGCGCGCGCGGCAACGCCAAGGCCCGGATCCGCGCGATATGCTTCATCCGCGATCTCGCGCACCAGTTGTTCGGACATCTCGCCTGAGGCCAGCTTTTGCGCCAGACGGTAGGCCAATGCCTTTTCGAGCGTATCGTGATGGAGAATGCAGCCGTGGATCAACCCACCCAGAAGCGGCTCGTCGATGACGGCCTGATCGGCCTCATCCAATATGCGCTGCCATACCGGATCGACCCCGGCCAGTTTGCGTTGCACTTTCACCATAACCACACTCTCCGCTCTTCGTGCAGGTTATCTACTGCAAATCGGCGCGGCGGTCCATGATCGAAGGGACGATCAGATCGGGTTGGGCGGGCTTAGGTCTGCATAGTGCGCAACGAGACGCACCAAGCCGCCAGCAAAGGTCCCGCCCTGCGCGGTGATTTCAAGCGCGGTGGCCGACCAGTAAACCATTGGCTCGGTCGGCCCGTTGACCCAGGCATTCAGGCTGACGCCAAGCTCGGTGCCAAAGCGACCAGTGTCACCTGCAACACCCAGATCCCAGGTTGCCGCGGTACCTGTAATCGTCTCGATCACACGGTCCGTAATGCCAAATAGAAGCGCGCGCGACGGGATCACGACGGGCGTCACGACCGACGTACCGCTGGTAATCACCACGTCGATCTCATTCGTTTTCAAGGACATCACCGACCCGGAAGGGCTAAGCGTCACCGCCCCGATGCGCCAGTCGGCACCGTCCCAGATCGCGGACATCCCCTGATCCAGAACGAACGCGCGCCAGCCGCGCCGGGGTGGCACAAAGACCCAGCCACCGTTCACAGCGATGGCCAGCTTGCCATCCTGACCCGCCCATGCGTTCACTCCACCGGGCGGAACGGCGTAGAGATCACCCTCCATCGCGGCGGTGGGTGGGGTCGTCAAGCTGCTTGAGACCAGCGTCAAATGGGTCAGCGCATCGATGCGGGCCAGCGCCTCGTTCACGGTGACGTGTTTCTGCGCCTGCGCAGGCGCAAGCAGTGGCAGGGACATGCGCGGTGTGTCAGTCATCGATCTCGATCCTTGCAAACGGCCCCGGCCCGAAGCGGTCGGACAGTTGGGCAACCTCGATGGTGAAAGGCGCGGCGGTGCCATCGCTGGCCCTCATCGCCGTGGTGTAGGTGAAGGCGGGCGCCGCAAGGGTCACCTCGCGCCTGAGGCCGCCCGCATCGACGACGCGCAAGAGGTAGCTTTCCAAGGTCTCGCCCAGCGGCACCTCGATCCCCTCCCAGCTGTCGCCATCGATCCGCGTACGGCGGACCCAGGTCAGCGCCAGATCGCCTGCGACAGCCTGCGCCCGCAGATGTGCAGGGGCATATGGCCTCAGACCCACGCCCTGAAACGCGAGCACTTTCTCGACGTAGCTTGGATCATCGACGCTGCGTCGGGCGGGCCCGATACGGTAGTGCCGCGCCAATCCGCGTGCAGCGAGCGGCAAGTCGATCTGCCCGGGCGCACCGTCGAGCAGCACGAACAGGCTGCCCTCCGGCCAAACCTCGGGCATCACACCATCCGTGCCCTGTTGGCCGCGCAGGCGCATCCCAATGTCCCAAAGGTTTTCGCCCACCAGTGTGGCATCTGCGAACTGGATCACCTCCCATGCACCATCTTCGCCGGAGCCGATTACGGCAAGATTCGCGCCGTTCAGCACCGTCTCGATCTCGGCTCCCGACAACTGCCCCGCAGCAAGCCGTACGCGCATCGCACCAGACCGATCCCACAGGCCGGGTCGGGCGGCGGCCAGCGGGGTGACAAGCGTGCCGATCACCGCACGACGTTCCATCAGACGGTTGAACGTGTACCCATCCCGGCCCGGCGCACTATAGATAGCGACAGTGCCGGGCCAGGGCGTCGCCGTGACCGCCAGATGTGGCGCATGCTCGATCTCCGACCCCGACAGCAGCGGCAGGTCGAGGAACACAGAGCTTACAGGCATAGGGGCAACGAAGGTCGCTGCAGGGGTCAGTTCCTCGACGGCTTCCGACGGCTCGAAGACAGAGGGTTCAACCCGCACTGCTTCGACACTGCGCGCGCCTCGGTCCTCGACCCGGTCGATGCGCCAGGTTGATCCATCCGACAGCGCCACCATCGCCCCTGCGCCCAAGGCGCGTTGCGAGGGCGGCAGAGCAAAGCGAAGCTGGTCTCGTGCAACCCGCGCCTCGGCCAGCCATCGCTCGGCAACCGCCTGCCCCTCGGGACCTGTAAGTGCCAGTGGCAGATCGGTCGCGGTCACAACGTTGGACCCATCGGCGGGGAACACCGCCTCGGCAGCACGCTCTTCATAGGATCGTTCCGCCGCGGTGTAACCGATCCGCACCCGGCCAGCGATTTCCGCTTCGGCCGCGCGGATCTCGGTGATGCCACCCACACCATCGTCCCCGAGCGCGGTCCAATCACCGTCGATCACCGCATCGGGCAAGGCCGGCAGGGGCAAGAACACAAGCGCGCCCTCACGCTCAACCGCCTGAAACCCGTAGGCCAGCATCAGCGCCTGAAGCCGCGCCCGCGCACTTTCCGTCTCGCCCGACAGATGTCCACGCACAAGGCCATGCAGCGCCGACACATCATAGGCGATGACACCAGCAGCCTCGCACAACTCCGCCACCACATGGGCCAGCGGGACGGCCTCGATCCTGCCGGTGATCCAGTGGCCCAGTCGCCAGTTTCCGCCGTCCGACCAGCGGTCGAGATCATTGGGAAAGGCCGGCCATGGCCGCGCATCCCAAGCCCAGACATGGGCATAGTCCATCTCCAGCATCGGACCGTCATAGACTTCGGAGACGGGGTTCTTACCGGGCGCGTCCCAGTATGACATGATCGCGCGCAGATACTGCGCCTGAATCAGGTCGTCGCGCCGACCGTTTGAATGGTACGGCAAAGCGCTTTCAGAGCTTTTCGGATCGAAGAACTTGTTGGGCTGATTGGTGCCCTTGTCCACGGCCGGACAGCCGATCTCGGTAAAGCGGATAGGTTTGGATTGCGGCACCCAGCCGGTCGCGCTGGCTTGCGGAACGCCGGCGCGACGCTCGACATGGACGTTTTCCCACCACGCCCGGAGATCCTTGTACCGAAACATCCATGGCTCGCCGACCGCGATCTCGTAGATGAACCGCGACAGCGACAGATCACCCGCGTCCTGGTGCGGCCATGGTGGTTCCGGCTCGCCGGCGACCTGAGCCAACGGGCTCGGCGTGCCAAGCCAGATACCGGTATTGGCACCCGCCCATGACCCTCCATCGAGCGGTCCTCCACCCATGGTCTCGGCTGATCCAACCAGACGCCCATCGACCCACAACCGGACCCGCCCCGGCGCGTCGGGTTTCAACTCCCAAAGCAGCTCGTGCATACCGCCATCGAAGGGCAGGTCGGAGGTCGCAACGTCGAGCACCGCAGTATCCGCATCTGAAGCGGCCTTCGTCCCACCATCACCGGCCCGAAGCCTCAGCGTTGCGCCACCGTCGCGCACTCCCAGCCAAGCGCCGATCACGCTTGCGCCCTGCTCCCAGAGCGTTGCATCGACCGGGGCAAGTGGCAGCCTGACCCTCCCGTGCATGTATACGGTCTCGCTGCGCAGGGCCGCACCGAACGCTCCGGCGGCTCCAGCCGGCATCGTCTCCACCGCAGGCGTAGCCACCACCTGCGTGGCCGCTCCGTCGCTGATCACCTCGCGCCGCTGCGCCGCGCGGGCCTCATCGGTGGGATAGAACCAGTCATAACCCTCTCCGCCCTCGATATTGGCACTGAGGTAATCCAGATCGTAGACCGAGCCCCAACTCGCATCGGCATGGTCAGTGCCGTCTCGCCAGTCGCTGAGCGGCATGTAGTTGTCGATTCCGATAAAATCGATCGCGTCATCGGACCATAGCGGATCGAGGTGGAAATAGACGTCCCCCGACCCGTCCTGCGGCTGGTAACCGAAATACTCCGACCAATCGGCTGCATAGCCCAACTTGGCCTCGGGCAGCAGCGCGCGCACCTCGGCCGCAAGCTGACGAAACCTCGTGACCGCCGGAAAGCCAGTATCGTCGCGCATCTGCGTCAGCGCCCGCATCTCTGACCCGATGCAGAATGACTCGACTCCTCCGGCCGCAGCGCACAGCGCAGCGGAATGGAGGATGAAGCGGGAGTAGGACCACTCGTTCGGTCCAGAATAGCTGACAGTGCCGGGCTGCACGGCAAAATCTGCCGCAGTGACAGTGCCGAAGAACGCATCCACCGCCGCCCGGTTGGCCGCAGTTCCATCAGGGCTACCCGACGGGCCAGGAGCAAGATCGCCAGTAATCCGCCCGCGCCATGGCAGCGGCGGTTGTTCCGTAGCCTCCCACGGATCCGGCAGCCCATTGCCGGCCAGGATCTCCATTAGCAGGAAGGGATAGAACATCACCTCCTGCCCGCCCGCATGGATCGCACCGATTGCTTCAATCACCGAACGATCGGCGGGCGTGCCGCCATAAACTGGTCGGTCCTCGATGCGGGCAATCTCCTCAGCCGCCGAACGGCTTATGCCCCCAGCGGTCCAGGACATCTCGGCGCCGTCTCGGGTCTTGTCCTCGACCTTGGGCTTCACGGTACAGGTGCCTGCGCGCAGGTCATCGCCAAACCACGAATAGATCAGGCTAACCGAGCGCAGATTGGGCAGCACCTCGCGCATCTGCTTTAACGATTGGGAAAAATCCGAACCTCCGCCAGCGGCACTGGTGTTGAGCGCACCCCCGACGCCGAACCCCTGTCGATAGGTAATGCTTCGCGTTGAGAGCACATATTCCCCGGTCCCCGGCATGAGCGCGACCGCCCGCACAAGATCAGCGGCGGCGGGCAGCATCTCTCGTGCAGGCTGGGCCGGGCGCGCCACCTCGAAGGCAAACTGCGGCACCCGATTGCCAAACAGGCTCAAGTCCAGATCTTCGAACACCACATAGGCAATTCCGCGGTAGGCGGGCACCTTGCCCGCACCCTCGACCGCCTCCATCAGCGGGTCAGGCATCTGGTCCTCGGTCCCGTGGTAGATGCGCATGGACACTGACGTAAGGTCCAGTTCCACCCCATCAGCCCAGACCCGGCCAACCCGCCAAATCGCCCCTTCACAAAGCGCGATAGCGAGGCTGACGGAATATGAATATGTCGTCGTCTTGGGCTGAGGTGGCGCGCCTTTGCCACCGCCACTGGTGGCGGCACGTTCCACGAATTGCGTCGCCCAGATCACCTGCCCGCCCAGGCGCATCCGCCCGAACAACTGCGCCACCGGCGCGCCCTCGGCCGCGCCGGTGATACGGAACCGATCGATCCGTCCCCGCTCGACCGGGTCGGAGCCCGTACCAAGCAGTCGTTGGTCGATTACCCGGCCCAAAGTCGCACCGACAGCGCGCCCGACCACAGCCCCCGTCAGGCCCAGAACCGTCCCCGAACTCAGGCCACCGAAGGCCGCGCCTGCAGCCGACAGAAGGATCGTCGCCATGCCGTCACATCCTTTCCGGAAACGTGAAACGCGCCACTAGGCGCCGCGCCCAAGGGGGCGTCAGCACGCTTTCCACCACCCCACGCCCGGAATAGGCGTGGATGAACGTCGGCGCGGGCCCGGTTTCGGCCTGCACCCCAACATGTTTCGCCACCCCAACGTCCCGCATGCGAAACAGCAGCACATCACCCGGCGTGACAGCCGTGATCGGCTTTGCGGACAGATGCCGGGCAACAGCAGCCCACAGTCGTTCCTCACCCGAGGATTCGGACCAGTCCGGTGTGTAGGCCGGCACCTGCTCCGGCTCAGCCCCGTGGATCTCGCGCCACAGCCCGCGCAAAAGACCCAGGCAATCGCAGCCTGCGCCTTTGCAACTGGCCTGATGCACATAGGACGTGCCGATCCAACCACGTGCGGCCATAACCACGGGTTTCACCGGCGGCTTCCCCCATCCCGCGCTGACAGACGCGAGGGATGCGCGACCATCCAGTCCTCGCCCGGGATATCGGGAAAGCCACGGAAATTCAGAAGGTTCGCAAATTTCAGTCTGCAGGTTTCCATCGTTTTATCACATCCAGCCGTGAGCCTGACGCGGTCGCCCACAGCAAACCCCGCGCGCAGCCGGTCCCACAACTCTACCCGGCGCAAGCCGCCCTCGGGTCGATCAATCTTGATCGCGCCAACCAATCCCTTCGCCGGGCCGTCCAGGACAAAGCACCGACCGCGCTCAAACCAGCGCGCCTCGAACCCGTCGAGATCTTCGAACCAGAACACGCGACCACCCTCTGTCGCCGCGAGGCCGACCTCTACCGCGTATCCCGGCACCTCGAGGTCGAACCGACAGTCAGCATCGCCCAGCACCGCCGAGCACCCGCGCTGATAGACCCGGCCCGTCGGAATGTTCATCCGCTCGGCCAAGCCGCGCAGTTCAGCCGTGAATGCCCCGTTCGCACGCGTCAACTCCCCCAGCGTCCCGCGAAACTGCAACACGCGGTTCTCCGGCTGGTCCCATTGCACCAACCAGGCCTCGATCGCTGCACCGTCAAAGCGGCCTGCTGCAATATCCACCTCGGTGATCGCCGCATCGCTCAGCGCACCAACAGCCTCGGTGTTGTCAACCGACAAGCCCGTAGTCTGCATCAAAGCCGCCGCCGAAAGCCCGCTCTCGGGCTTGAACCCAACCCCATCAAATTCGAGCACCCGGTCGTGATCGGTAAAGCCGAAGGTCACGCCATCGGCTCGCACAAGTTTCCAGCAGCGGCAGACCCCAGTCGTGCCTGCCGCCAAATGCGCATCGAGCGCCGCGACCCCGCTCACAACCGGATCTCCACCACCGGAACGTTAGGTACCTCCCCAGCCCGAAAACTCGCGACCGAGGTCTGGATCAAATCGGTGTCGAACCGCACCGGCACGTCGAACTCGTAGCCGGCCGTGATCACCACGCCCGTATCAGGCGGTTCGGAAAATGTTACTGTTCCGTCAGAAAGATCCAGTTCGAAATCGACGCCAAGCACTTGTTCCTCCATGGAAATGCCTACCCGAACCGTACCCTCCACCGGCTTGACGATCGGTCGCACATAGGCGTACCCGCCCGAACTGTAGGTTTTGGTCAGCTGAAAACTTGTAGCGATTCCATCGGACAGGGCGATCTGCTGGTCGCGGAAATCGGGCGTTGCGGACGGTGAGCAGCTTTTGTGATCTGACCAGTCCTTCCAGCGAAACCCATGCAGTTGCCCACGCCGCGCCTCGAAAAATGCGATCAGAACCGCGATATCGTCAAGCGAGCGGAGCGAAACACCGGCATCATAGCGCCGGCGCGATTGCGCCCAGGGCGTATTGCGCTCCTCGAACCCGTTGGCCAGAGTCACCACTTCGGTGCGCCGCTCGGGGCCGCCGACCGAGCCGAAACTCAGGTTGGTAGGAAACCGGACCTCGTGAAATCCCATGATCCCGTCTCCTCAGCGATTGCGTTGGCCGCGCGCCAGAGCCCGGCCCATCTGCGCCGCAATCTGTGTCTGGCTTCGCTGAAATCCGTGTACGTCAGGCGTAGTGATGTTCATAACCACCTGCACTGGGCCACCGCCCCCCGCTGCCGCGACCCCAAGACGCCCGTCCGGGCCTCGGCGGAGCGGCATGATCGCCTCGGGCCCAGCCTCGCCCATCAGCCCCATGCCGCCCCGCATCGGAAACGAGGTCGGCCCTTGCACGACCCCGCCCCTAGCAAATGGCGTCACGCGACCCTGAGAGATTGCGCCACCCTTCTGAAAGGGCAGGATGCCACTCACCAATCCATTAATTCCATCAGACATTGCGCTTCCCAGAGCGTTCTGAACCGGTCGCATCGCACTATTGTAGGCTGCGTCGACCATACTGCGCGCGACCGACCTCAGGGCATCCGACAGACGCATGCCATCCAAAACAACCCCATCGAAAGCGCGCCTTAGTCCACCGCCAATCGTTCGGCTGATGCCTTGCGCTTCCCGCCCGGTATGGACCATCGTATCCTGCATCCCGCGTAACTCCGCTTGAAACACGGCGGTCATGCCGGCGGCACTGCCCAAGCTCACCTCCAGTTCGGCAATCTGCGCCTCAAGCGCCACCATCCCTTCGTCAAGTTCCGCCATTGTCCGCCTCCGTGTCCGTCATATCGGGAAATTGTGCAGCCAACGCCTCCAACCGGGCACGGCCCATCGGGGCCACCCCGGGCGCGTCGCCCAGCATCATCAGCAATTCTGCCGGCGTGAGCCGCCAGAAGACTTCCGGCGTCAGCCCTAGCCCCTGTAGGCCCGCCCGCATCAACGCGGGCCAGTCGAACCCCGCCTCGCTCATCCAGGCACCCGAAACGCCAGCGCCAGCAATTTTGCGGCCACCCGCGCCGCCTCCAGTGGCCCACCCTCGATCTCGGCTGACAACAGATCAGTCAAATCGCCCTGCCAGCCACCGCCCCTCAGCCCGGCACAGACCAACATCAACACGTCACGCGCCCGCAGGCTGTCGCCCTCGAAACGCGCGACCAGATCGGCTAGATTATCTGCCTCCAGCCGCGCTTCCAGTTCGGCCAGGGCACCAAGTGTGAGCTTCGCTACACGCCGCTCGCCATCCACGACCAACGCCACCTCGCCCGCCCAAGGGTTCATCATGGCTCAGATCGCCGTAAAGGTCAGCGCGCCCGCCGAGGCCATCGACATCTCGTAAGTCGCCTCGCCGTCATGATTACCGGCGTAATCGATCGAAGTAATCTGGAATGCCCCTTTCACGATGCCGAAATCCGGGATCACGACCTGGAAATCCGGCGTGGCCCCGTCAAAGAAAATCAGCCGCGCTCGTTCGTCGGTGGCCGCATCGCGAAAAATTCCCGAGCCCGAGATCGCCGCCGATTTCACGCCTCCGCCGCTCAACAATTCGCGCCAGCCGCCCGCTGATTCGAGGCTTGTCACGTCCACCTGTTCCGCGTTGAGGCTCAGCCGCGTGGCGCGCAGCCCCGCCACCGTCTCGAACGCGCCGTTTCCATCCATATCGACCTTCACCAAAAGGTCCTTGCCGCTCTGGGCTGCCATATCGGTCTCCAATCTTGTCAATAATTTGCCGCAAGACGCTCAGGCAACGTCCTCGTCCACGCGCGCGCGGAACCACACCTCGATCTCGCGCGCACCATCGATCCGACGCGCGCGTGCCCGCAGAAATCCCATGCGCACGAGCCGCCCGCGGGTGAGGGGCAGGTCGGCCCCAGTCAGCACATCCGAAATCGCTGCGGCCAGCGCCTTGGCCCCCGCAAAGCCCGCCGCCTCGCTCACCACCGTGACCGGGAAATCATGCACCGCGCCCGCGCCTGTCTTGTCGGACGCGTCGCGTACGTTTTCGGGTCCCAGTGCGACGTACAGCGGCGGGACAGATCCTCGCGGCAGCGCATCGTAGATGGCACCGCCGGACAGCGACGCCACTTCCGCGTCCGCGTACAGCGCGTTGTAAACCGCAGTCTGCAGGGCCGCCGTTATGCCGTAGCTCATCGACCCACCTCCTCGACTGCAAAGCAGGTCAGTGTGCGACCCATTGGGTCACCCTCATGCACTGCCTCGATCCGGTACAGGCGCCCGCCATCCCGAAACCGCATCGCCGCATCGGGGCGAGCGGCGGAGGCCTGTGGCACCGCGCGCATGGTGATCTTCAGCTGCAACCGGGACGCCTGATCTACTTCGCGCCCCGCCCCGCGGCTCTCGACAGCGGCCCAGACATGCCCACGCGCGACCCACGTCTGATCGAAACCACCGGCGCCGTCGGAAATCCGTTCGGGCGCCTCCAGCAGCAGGGGCCAGTTCATTTCGGACACTTTCATTGACCAGCCCCACGCAGTCGTATGGGCCGGTGCGCCTCCAGCAAGACCGACACGGCAAAGGGAATGCCCGTTTCGGACTGCAGGTTCTGTCCCCAGAACTCACCCGCCAGGATGAGCACCGCTTGCCGAAGATCGGCGGGGATACCCGGCCAATCCGCCGCGTAGCCGGCAGTGAACTCCACCTCGATCGTGCCGCCCATTCCCGGGGTCGGCAGCGTGTTTCCTGTCGCTGCCAGTCCCGGGCGATGGCTATCCTGACGCAGCTGGAAGAAGCTTGGGTCGACCAGTGTTTCTGCGCCCGCTCGCGTGATCAACTTTACGCTGTCGATCCGGTTCACCGGCGCCAATGGCAGCGTATGCACCGCCGCCGCATGCCACGCCATCAGCGTCAGCACGAACCGCCGTTCGAACAACGCCTTGCCAATCCGCGCTTCGATCCCCGACAGCGCCGCCCGCAAGCAGCTTTCCAGTTGCCCATCCTGGCTACCATCATCGCTGAAACCGCGAGCAAGCCGCAGATGCTCGGCCAATTCATCCACAGGCAAAACTGCGCTGGGCACCGAGGTCAATTCGACCATCATCATTGTTGTTCTCTCCGAAAAAACCTGCCGTGATCAGGGGTGGGACGATGCGCCGCCCGCGCTGCTCGAGCGGAGAGACGCGCAGCTGGATCGCGCACGGCTCACCGTCCCGCCCGCCCTGCAACCGTCACCGGCGCAGGGCGGGATTCGATGGCTCCTTTCACCAGCCGATCAGGAGATGCCAAACTTCATCAGCTTGATCGCAGCGTAATCCGACACGGCCCCACCGACGCGCTTGGTGGCGTAGAACAGGACATGCGGCTTGGCGCTGAACGGGTCGCGCAGGACCCGCAGGTCCGGCCGTTCCGCAATCGTATAGCCGGCTCGGAAATCACCGAAGGCGATCGCGGTGGCGTCGACCGCGATGTCGGGCATGTCTT